GCCGCGGCCTCGGCCGCGGAGCAGGAAGCCGGGGAGGCGGCGGGCGCCTCCAAGCGGAAGCGGGTCGCGAAGTGAGCGATCGTCCCATCCATCCAGAGGTCGCCGGCCCGCCGCCGCAGGCCCCGAGCATCGGCAGGACCGTGCTCTACCGGCCGACCGCGGAGGACCGCGTCAACCGCGGCGGCGCCGAGTTCTACCCGGCCGTCATCACCCGCGTCTGGTCGCCGATCTGCGTGAACCTGCAGGTGCTGGCCGATGCCGGCACGCCCTTCTTCGTCACCAGCGTGACCTTCGATCCGCTCAGCGACCAGGTCCGCACCTGGCGCTGGCCGACGCGCGTCTGAGAGCGCGCTGAATGCCCGCCTACTGCACCCCTCAGGATCTGCAGGACCGCTACGGCCTGCCTGAGCTGTTCCAGCTCGCGCCCGGCGCCGGCGGCCTGCCGGATGCCGTGCGGGTGCAGCGCGCCTGCGACGACGCCGGCGACATCGTGGACGGCTACCTGCGCCCGCGGCTGACGCTGCCGCTGTCGGCCGTGCCGCGGCTGCTGGTGCGGCTCTCCGGCGCCATCGCCCGCTACGACCTGCACCTCGGCGGCGATCGCCAGCCGACCGAGCAGGTCAAGCGCGAGCGCGACGAGGCGATCGCCTTCCTGAAGGACGTGGCGAACGGCAAGGCGGACCTCGGCCTCGACGCGACCGGCGCCGAGCCGGCCGAAGACGCCGGCGGCGTCATCGTCGGCGCGGGCGAGGCGCGCGGCGTGACCGGCGACGATCTCAGCCAGTTCCGGTCCGGGTGGCGCGGATGATCCTCGCCGCCCTGGAGGATGCCATCGTCGCCCGCCTGCGGGACGCCTTCGGCGACCGCGTGCGGGAGGTGGACCACCGCCCCGACCAGCTCGACGCCGAGGCGCTGGCCCGGCTGCTGACGATGGCGCCGGGCGTCTACGTCGCGCTGCTCGGCCTGCGCCGCCGCACCTCGCCCGCCGGCACCTGGGACAGCAGCTGGGGCGTCTACCTGGTCGCGGCGAATGCCTCAGGCCAGCGCGCCAGGCGGCGCGGCGACGTGGCGACGATCGGCGCCTACGAGATGGTCGAGGTCGCCGTGCGCGTCCTCGACGGCTGGTCTCCGGACGAGGCCGCCGGCGAGGTCGAGATCGCCACCGCCGAGCAGCTGCAGGCCGAGGCTTTCGACAAGCTCGGCCGCACCGTCCACGCGCTGGCGATCGAAGTCGCGGTGGAGCTGCCGCGCGGCGTCGATCCGGCCGCCCTGGTGCCGTTCGTCACCTTCGACGCCGCCTGGGACGTGCCGCCGCGCGGCAACGTCTCTACGCCGCTGCCGCCGCCGGACAGCGGCGTCGGCGGGCGCGATGCCGGCGACCGCATCACCCTGGACCAGGAGTGAGGGATGTTCGTGAAGCCCGCCCAGCCCGAGCTGCTCGTGCCGGTGCCCGATGCGCCGCCGCATGAGCGCTGGCTGCAGCCCGAGGGGCGCGAGGTGCCCGACACGCTCTATTGGCGCCGCCGCCTCGGCGACGGCGATGTCGTCGAGGCCACCCCGCCGCCCGAGCCGCAGCCGGAGCCGCAGCCCGACTTGAAGCCCGAAGAGAGCGGCGCCGCGCGCCGCCGGAAGGAGTAGCCCATGTCCGGGTCCATCAGCTTCAACGGCATGCCGGGCTCCATCCGCGTCCCCGGCAGCTACATCGAGATCGACAACAGCCGCGCGCTGCGCGGGCTGACCGACTGGCCCGCCAAGGTCGCCATCCTCGGCCAGCGCCTGAGCACGGGCACCGTCGCCGCCGGCGTCCCGACCCGCGTCACCAGCGCCGACCAGGCGCGGATCTTCTTCGGCCGCGGCTCCATGCTGGCGCACATGTTCGAGGCCTGGTTCCGCGTGAACCCGGCGACCGAGGTCTGGGGCGTCGCGTTGGACGACGTCGGTGCCGGCAATGCGGCGGCCGGCACCTACCAGACCTCCGGCACCGTCAGCGCCGCCAGCGTCCTCGCCCTGATGATCGGCGGTCGGCGGATCGAGGTCAGCCTCCCTGCCGGCACGGTCGCCACCGCGACCGCCACGGCGATCGGCGCCGCCATCAACGCCAATCCCGACCTGCCGGTGACCGCGACGGTGAACGTCGGGCTGGTCAACCTGGCGGCGAAGCACAAGGGCGAGGTCGGCAACAGCATCACCTTCAGCGTCAACCCCAACGTCGGCGACACGACGCCGCCGGGCCTGACGCTGACGGTCGGCGCGGGGATGAGCGGCGGCACACAGAACCCGACCGCGGTGACCGCGCTGGATGCGCTCGGCGAGACCTGGTTCACGGACATCGTCACGCCCTGGACCGATGCGACGAACATCGCGGCGATCGAGGCGCGGCTGGCCAGCAACTTCGGCCCGCTGCTGATGCGCGACGGGCATGCCTGGGCGACGCGCGCAGACACCTTCGGCAACCTCACCACCTACGGCGCGGCGCGCAACAGCCCGCAGCTGACGGTGATGGGTGTGCGCGGCAGCCCGACGCCGCCCTACGAGTGGTCCGCGACGCTTGCCGCCGTCGCCATCCAGGCGCTGGCCGCCGATCCGGCCCGCCCGGTGCAGACGCTGCAGCTGCCGGGCCTGATCGCGCCGACGATCCCCAACCGCTTCACCTGGACCGAGCGCGACCAGCTGCTGCGCGTGGGCATCGCGACCTGGCGCGCGAACGACGCCGGCCAGGTCTTCATCGAGCGCGCGGTGACCACCTACCAGACGTCGCCGAGCGGCGCCGCCGACGCCAGCTACCTCGACGTCGAGACGCTGAAGACGGTGGCGTATCTCCGCTACGACCTGCGGACGATGATCGCGCTGCGCTTCCCGCGCCACAAGCTGGCCGACGACGGGACCAACTTCGCGCGCGGCCAGGCGGTGGTCACGCCGGGCACCATCCGCGCGGAGATCATCGGCCGCTTCAAGCAGTGGGAGGCGGCCGGCCTGGTCGAGGGCGTCGACCAGTTCAAGGCGGACCTGATCGTCACGCGCAACCCGAACGACCCGAACCGGGTGGACGCGCTGCTGCCGCCCGACCTGGTCAACCAGTTCCGCGTGCTCGCCGCGCAGATCGAGTTCCTGCTGTAACCCGGAGGAGGGGCAGACATGCCGCAGTTTCTCGGCCGCGCCACGATCCGGGCGAACGGCCAGGTCATCGAGACCGCGAAGGGCGCCAGCCTCGACATCGGCGGCGTCAAGCGCAACCCGATCAGCGTCGGCCGCCTCGTCGGCTTCGCCGAGGAGACGGTGCCGGCGATGGTCGAGTGCGAGACCGCAATGCGGCCCGGCCTGTCGCTCGCGACGTTCCGGAACATGGCCGGCGTCACCGTGATCTTCGAGTGCGACACCGGCCAGCGCTACGTCATCGCCGACGCGTTCCTGACCGACCCGCCGACGCTGAAGGACGGCGAGGGTGGCAACGTCGCGCTGAAGTTCGCCGGGCCGGGTGCTGAGGAAGTGGCCTGATGTCGCAGGCTTCTCCGCGCGCCTCCGGCGCGACGCGCACCATCACGCTGCGCCAGCCGATCGAGCTGCGCAGCAAGGACGGCGACAAGGTCGTCGCGTCGATCGCAGAGCTGACCATGCGCCGCCCGACGCTCGGCGACCTGGTGGCCGGCATGGATGCGGCCGGCGGCGCAGAGGCGCGCGGCACGATGCTGCTGCACATCGCCGCGCGGGCTTGCGGCGTCAGCCCCGGCGACCTGGCTCAGCTGAGCCTGGAGGACGGGTCGGAGGTGATGGAGGCCATCGCGGGTTTTATGCCCGCTGGCCTCCCGACTGGGACGGCCGGCTCGACGTCATAGCCGGGCTGTTCGGCATCCCCGCCGACTGGCGGCGCTGGGGGCCGGCGGAGCTGAAGTTCTGGTCCGCCCGGGCATCCGGGTGGGCGGCCAAGCAGAGCAAGGGGTAGCGCGTGGCGCTGCGGCTCGAAATCCTGCTGGAGGCGGTGGACCGGCTGACGGGTCCGCTTGCGCGCGCGACGGCGGGGCTGACGGCGCTGGCCGGCCGCGCTGCGGCTGTTGGCCGTGCCGGCGGCGCGGGGCGGCTGGCAGGCGACCTGGGCAACGTGGCGTCGCGGGCCGGCCAGGCGGCGGTGGCGATCGGCGCGCTGGCTGCGCGGGCCACTGCTGTCGCGGGCGCCGCCGGCGCGGTCGGCGCCATCATGGCGGGCCGGTCGGCGTTGCAGGGCGCGGCGGCGATGGAGCGCTTCCGCATCACGCTGACCCAGGTGGAGGGCAGCGCCACGGCTGCCGACAGGGCGCTCGCCTGGGTCAACGACTTCGCCACCCGCACGCCCTACGAAGTTGCGGAGGTCACGCGCGCCTTCGTGGACATCCGCAACCTCGGCCTCGATCCGACGCGCGGCGCGCTGCAGGCCGCCGGCGACGCCGCCGCGATCATGGGCACGCGCTTCGACGAAGCGGTCACCGCCCTGTCGGCCGCGCTGCGCGGCGAGATGGACCCGATCGAGCGCTTCGGCGTCTTCGCCCGCACCGAGGGCGACAACATCGTCATGCGCTGGGAAGCCAATGGCCGGCGCATGCGGGCCGTGGTGGACAAGAACAACCGCGAGATGCTGGCCCGGATCATCCAGACCGCCTGGGCTCAGAAGTTCGGTGGGGGCATGGCTGAGCTTGCGCGGTCCTGGACCGGCATGCTGTCCAACCTGTCAGACCATTGGTCGCGCTTCCAGCAGCGGGTGATGAACGCCGGCGTCTTCGCGTTCCTCCGCAGCCGGCTGTCCGGCTTGCTTGCCATGCTCGACCGGCTGGCGGCGAACGGGACGTTGCAGCGCTGGGCCGACGGCATCGCGGCGTCGCTGCTGCGGGCAGGCCTTGCTCTCGAAAACTTCCTCCTGGGCCGCGAGCGCGTGCTCAACATGGGCGACGCGGGCGACGGCGGTGGGCTTGCCGTCGCCCGCGAAGGCGGCGCCATAGCTGCCGTCACCGCAGCGTTCCGAAGCCTGTCCGATGCCATCGACGCGGTCGGTCGCGTGCTCGCGCCGATCCTGCCGGACGTGGATGCGATGGAGGTGGCGATGGGCGCGCTGGCCGTCGTGCTCGGCAGCAGCGTGCTCGCGGCCGTCGCGAAGCTCGGCATCGCGCTCGGCAAGCTGGCGCTCGTCTCTCTCACCACGCCGGTCGGCTGGGCGATCCTGCTTGCCGGGGCCGGGCTGCTGGTCTGGCAAAACTGGGAGCGCATCTTCCCCTGGCTGATCGAGCAGTGGGAGGCGCTGCCCGGTCCGGTGAAGACCGCGATCGACATCATGACCGCGCCGATCCGGCGACTGGTCGATGTGGTGCAGCTGCTGGCCGCCGGCTGGAACGCCGCGGCGGACGGATTGCAGCGCCTGCTGAACCTGCTGCCCCGCCAGCGCGAGCTGCCGCCCGCGATGGGCCAGCGCACGATGGATGACATCAACCGCTTTTTGCAGGGCCAGGATGGCGGCGTGACCGGGTCGGGCGCGCCCTCGCCCTTCCGGCTGCAGTCCGCGCCCGGCGGCGGCGGCGACCTCGGCGGCGTGCTGCGCATCCGGATCGAGGACGGCCGCGTCACCGCCAACGGCCGCATGAACGACCCGCGCGTGCGCCTCGACGTGGACCAGGGCGTGCTGATGGGGGCGGCATGAGCGCGTCGCTCTCCACCCTCGCCGGTGCCGCGCTGGGCTTCGCCGACGTCGGCGCCACCTTCGCGAGCTTCCTCCGCCCGGCGTCGATCCGCGGCGTGGGCTTCTGGATCGTCGCGTCGGAGGACGCCACGACGCGCCGCTGGATCGCGCACGAGTTCCCCGGCCGCGACGAGCCCTGGCACGAGGATCTCGGCGCCGGCCCCGCGCCGCTGCAGCTGGAAGGGCTGCTGATCGGCGCCGACGTGGTCAGCCAGGCCGAACGCCTGCGCCGCGCGGCGCGCGCCGCCGGCCCGGCGCGCCTGGTGCATCCCTGGTATGGCAGCCTGCAGGTCGCGATCCTCGCCTGCGAGATCTCCTTCGGCGCGAACGAGGGCCGCGTCGCGCGCTTCCGGCTGCGGCTGGAGCGCTACGGCTCCCTGCCGGCGCCGGGCATCGGCGGCGGCCTCATCGCCCGCGTGCTGGGCTTCGTGCAGGACGTCTCCGACCGGGTCGGCGAAGCGCTCGCCGAGGTGCAGGCCGTGCTGGTGCCCGGCGACCAGGCGATCGGCACGATCATCGGCATCGCGTCCGGCCTGGCGGGCGCGGCCAGCGGCGGGCTCTCGGCCTCCGGCCTGGCACAGGTGCTGTCCGACACCGTCACCGGCCAGGCGATCGCCAGCCTCGCCGGGCTGACGCCGGCCGAGGCGGCCGACCTGCCCGAAGTCGGCGCGCGCGCCGATGCACTGGCTGCGGCGATCGCCGCCATCCCGCCGGCGACGGCCGGGGCGCCGAACGTGCCGCTGGCCGCGCTGATCGCTCTCTCCGGTGACCCGGAGCTGGTGGCCCTGCCGACCGACCGCAGCACGCCGGCCGCGGCAGCCGAGGCCGATGCCGCCGCCGCCATCGCCGCCGCATCACGCGCCGCGCTGGCCGCGCGCGCCGCCGCCGCCGCCACGCAGGCGACCTGGCCCGCGCGCGAGGATGCGCTAGCCGCCCGCGACAGCCTTGCCGAGGCGCTCGACGGCGCCGCAGATGCCGCGGCGGCCCTCGGCTGGGACGACACCTGGTCCGCGCTGATCGCGCTGCGCGCCGCGGCCTCGGCGGAGATCTCCGAGCGCGCCGCGCCGCTGCCGCGCGTGCGGCGCATCACGCTGGCCGCGCCGCTGCCGGCCGCGCTGCTCGCCTACTGGCTGCATGCCGAGGAAGGTCTCGGAGGCGTCTTCGCCCGTGCCGAGGACATCGCCACGCGCAACCGCGCTGCACATCCCGGCTTCGTCTCCCCCGCCCGACCCGTCGAGGTGCTGCTGTGAGTGCGACCTTCCAGAGCGCGGTGGACGTCCAGCTGGTGGTGGATGGCCAGGTGCATCGCGGCTGGCGCGCGATGAAGGCGATCACAACGCTCGACGCGCCCTGCGCGAAGTTCACGCTGGAGCTGGCGGAGCGCTGGGCCGACGCCGAGGACGCGCGCCCGCGCACCGTGAAGCCCGGCGCCTCCTGCCAGCTGCTGCTCGGCGGCGACCTGGTGGTGGATGGGTGGGTGGACGCCGTCGAGGTGATCTACGACGAGCGCGACCACGTCCTGACCGTCGTCGCGCGCGACAAGGTCTGCGACCTCGTGGACTGCGCCGCAGTGCTCGACGGCCCGCACGAGTGGACCGGCCTGAAGCTGGACGAGATCGCCCGCCGGCTTGCCGCGCCCTACGGCGTGACAGTCGAGGCCGAGGTGGACGTCGGCGCCGCGTTCCCGCGCTTCGCGATCCAGCCGGGCGAGACCGCCTGGGAGGCGCTGAGCCGCGCCGCCACGGCACGCGGCGTGCTGGTCGCCGGCGACGGCACCGGGCGCCTGCGCCTGACCCGCGCCGGCCAGGCGCAGCGCCGCGCGGCCCCGATCGTGCTGGGCGAGAACGTCCAGCGCGCCCGCGGCGTCTTCGACCACGCGCGCCGCTACTCCACTGTCTGCGTGCGCGGGCAGGGCGAGGGCGGCGGGAGCGCGCAGGGCATCTACGACGACAGCGGCGCGACGCCGGTGCTGGTCGAGGGCGGCGAGCGAACCCTTGCGCTGCGCGGCGAGGGCCGTGCGTCCGACGCCGTGGTCAGGCGCTTCCGGCCGCGCGTCATCGTTGCCGAGGCCGCCGGCGATGCGCGGGGCTTCGCCGCCCGCGCACTGTGGGAAGTGCGGCACGCTGCCGGCGACGGCACTCGCGTGGCCTACACCGTGCCGGGCTGGCGCGCCGCCGATGGCAAGCTCTGGCGGGTCGGCGAGCTGGTGCCGGTCTCCGACCCCTGGCTTGGGATCGAGGCCGAGCTGCTGGTCGCGACGGTCATCTTCAGCCTGACGCCGAGCGACGGCAGCGTCACCGAGGTCGAGGTCACGCTGCCGGACGCCTACGAGGTCCGCGAGATCCCGGTGAAGCAGACGGGCGGGGCGGCCGGCGCGGGCGGGCAGGGCCTGTTCGACGATACCGACGGCACGCCCCGCCGCGTGCCGCTCCCGGCCGCCGCATGACGCCAGCCGACCTCACCCGCGCGATGGCGCCGCTGGCCCGCCGCATGATGCTGGCGATCGGCCGCGCCGTGCTGCGCGCGGTGGATGACGGCGCCGGCATCCAGCGCGTCCAGGTCAGCCTGCTGTCCGAGGAGACGCGCGACGACGTGGAGCGCTTCCAGGGCTACGGCCTGTCCGCCGTGCCGCTGCCGGGCGCGGAGCTGGTCGTGGTGAGCGTCGCCGGCAACCGCGATAACCCTGTCGCCATCGCGCTCGACGACCGTCGCTATCGCCCCACCGGTCTCGAGCCCGGCGAGGTCTGCATCTACGCGAAGACCAGCGGCCAGCGGATCACGCTGAAGGCGGATGGCTCCATCCTGGTCCAGTCGCCGATCAAGGTGCGGATCGAGGCGCCGACGACCGAGATCCAGGGCAACGTCACCGTCACCGGCGACGTGACCGCCGGCACCGTCAGCCTGCGCAACCACCGCCACCAGAACGTCGCCACCGGCGCCGCGCTGTCCGGGGTGCCGTTGCCATGATGCAGCTGACCTGGGAACCGCAGCGCGGCGCCGCCGACCTGGCCCGCACGGCCACCGGCGCGCTGGCCGACGACAACGGGCTGACGACCGCCGTCCTGCTCAGCCTGTTCATCGATCGCCGCGCCGAGGCGGATGACCAGCTGCCGGAGCCGGCCGGGCTCGACGCGCGCCGCGGCTGGGTCGGCGATGCCATCGCGCTCGGCCAGACCACCGGGCTCGGCGATCGCATCGGCTCCCGTCTCTGGCTGCTGCACCGCGCCAAGCAGACCGACGAGACGCTGCGCCAGGCCGAGGACTACGCCCGCGAGGCGCTCGACTGGCTGGTGACGGACGGCCTGGCCGCCGAGGTGGCGATCGCCGCCGAGTGGATCGCGCGCGGCGTGCTGGCGCTCGGCATCCAGGTCTCGCCGGCGGCCGGCGACCCCGCGCTGCGCTTCGATTTCGCGCTGAGGAGCGCCTGAGATGCCTTTCAGCCGCCCCTCGCCGCAGCAGATCCGCGAACGTCTGGCCGCCGAGGTCGAGGCTGCGCTCCCCGGCGCCGACGCGCGCCGCCGCCGCTCGGTGGAGGAGGTGCTGGTCCGCGCCGTGGCCGTCGCCAGCCACGGGCTCCACGGCCATGTCGACTGGGCCGCGCGCCAGCTGCTGCCCGACAGCGCTGAGGCCGAGCTGCTCGACCGGCACGGCGCGATCTGGGGCATCACGCGCCGGGCGGCTGCCGCCGCGCGCGGGCCGGTCACCGTCACCGGCACCGTCGGCGCCACGCTGCCGGCGGGCGCGGAGATGCGCCGTGCCGACGATGCGCGCTTCACGCTCGATGCCGACGTGACAATCGCGGGCGGCGGCACCGCCACCGGCCAGGTCACCGCGCTGGTCACCGGCGCCGCGGGTAACTCCGCTGCCGCGACGGCGCTGGCGCTGCTGGCGCCTGTCCCCGGCGTCCAGGCCAGCCTGGTCGTCGCCGCCGGCGGGCTTGCTGCCGGTGCCGACGCCGAGACGGACGCCGCCCTGCGCGCGCGCATCCTTGCCCGCATTCAGCAGCCGCCGGCCGGCGGCGCCGCCGCCGACTACGTCGCCTGGGCGAAGACCGTCGCCGGCGTGGACCGCGCCTGGGTCTATCCCCGGCTCTACGGCATCGGGACCGTGGGCGTGACCTTCCTCGGCCCGAACGCAGCGATCCCGGCCGGTCCGCTCGTCGCCGCGGTGCAGGCGGCGATCGACGCGGTGCGCCCGGTCACCGCCGACGTGACCGTCTTCGCGCCGACCGCGGTGCCAGTGAACGTCTCGGTGCAGATCTCGCCCGACAGCGTCGCCTTGCGCACAGCCGTCGCGGCGGCGCTCAGCGCCTTCTTCATCGCCGAGGCCGAGCCCGGCGCCACGCTCCGCGTCAGCCGGCTCCGCGCCGCCATCTCGGCCGCCGCCGGCGAGGCCTGGCACAACATCTCGGCACCCTCGGCCGACGTGGTGCTGACCGCGGGCCAGGTGGCCACCCTCGGCACGGTGACCTGGCTATGACCGCCTTCGGCAGGGACGCCTACCTCGCCCAGCTCGCGGCGCTGCTGCCCACCGGGCCGGCGTTGCCGCGCGAGGCGGACAGCGTGCTGATGCGGCTGCTCGGCATGCCGGCGGCCGAGCTGGCGGCGGTGCAGGCCCGCGTGGACGCCCTGCTGGCCGAGGCCGACCCGCGCATCACCGCGGAGCTGCTGCCGGATTGGGAGGCCGCCTTCGGCCTGCCCGACGACTGCTCGCCCCTCAGCACCTTCCGGCGGGCATCGCTCGCCACCTGGCTCGACGCCGGCGGCCAGCTGCGCACCGCGCAGGTGGATGAGCCGCGGCCGGTGCTCGACCCCGTCACCGGCCTGCCGACTGGCGCGACCATGGTGGAGCCGGGCGCCACGAACGCGGTGGCGAACCCGCGCGCCGAGGGCGGCTCGCCGGGGACACCGGGCACGCCGCCGACCGGCTGGAGCCTCACCAACACCGCGAACGGCATCACCCGCCAGATCCTCGGCGCGACGACCGAGGACGGCATCCCCTGCTTCGACGTGCGCTACAGCACCGCCGGGCCGTCCGGCGCCACGGCGCTGGTGCTCGGCTTCTCCGGCTCCGGCGTCGCGGCGCCGGCCTGCACGCCATCGGCGCCGGTCACCGGCAGCGCCTTCGTGCGCGTCATCGCCGGGTCGCTCGCCGGGCTCGACCTGCGGGAGCGGCTCGTGACCTTCACCGCCGGTGGCGCCTCCACCAGCACGCAGCCGGCGAACGCGACGATCGCCCCGTCCGCGGCGCCGTTGCGCGTGCAGCGCTTCGCGGTGACGCGCACCCTGCCGGCCGACGCCGCCTTCTGCCAGTTCCGTCTCGACGCAGGCTACAGCCTCGGCGTGCCGTTCGATGTGACGCTGCGGATCGGCGCGCCGCAGCGCGAGGATGGCGAGGTCGCGACGTCGGTCATCCTGCCGCCGATCGGCACGCCAGGCGCGAGCACGCGGGCGGCCGACCTGCTCGTCACCGCTTCGGACGCCGATCGGCGCGCATCCCTGCTCGCGCGCATCCTGGGCGTCGCGGGCCAGAGTCGGGCCTACTTCGTCGCCTTGGCTGCGACGCTCGGCTACGCCGGCGCGACGGTCGAGGAGTTCCGCCAGCCGCGCGCCGGCGTGCTGCGGGCCGGTGACGCGGTGCATGGCTTCGAGTGGAGTCAGACCTGGCGGCTTCGGCTCGGCGCCTCGGCGGTGCGCCCGGCGCGCGCCGGCAGCCTGCGTGCCGGCGATCCGCTCACGACCTTCGGTGATGCGCGACTGGAATGCGCCGTCCGGCGTGTCGCGCCTGCCCACACCCTGCCCCTCTTCGCCTACGGAGCCTGACCGATGCTGCGCATTGACGACGCGACCGCCGCGGCGGCGCTGCCCACGCCGGAGGCGCTCGGGACCGAGGGCTACTTCACCGAGGGCAACCCTGGCGGCGGCGTCCCGGCCACGATCGTCCGCGCGAGCTGGCTGAACCGGGTGCAGGAGCTGCTGCGCGGCGTGGTTGCCGGCGTCGGCATCACGCCGACGAAGACGGGCTACGGACAGCTCGACCAGGCGGTGCGACGGCTGGCAGGCGGCAACGTGGCCAACGTCACCGCGACGGGGGCGCTGACGGCCGACCAGGCCGGCGTGGTGACCATCAACGCCGCCGGCGGGGCGATCACGCTGACCCTGCCGGCCGCGAACGCCGCTGGCGGGGCGCCGCTGCGCTTCCAGTTGGCGCGAACCGACAGCAGCGCCAACGCCGTCACCATCCAGCGGGCCGGTGCCGACACGATCGAGGGCGCGACCTCCATCACGCTCGCCGCCGGCGAACGCCTGCAGCTCACATCCGACGGCGTCTCAGCGTGGCGGGCGCCGGCCGGGCGCTTCACGCAGTCGATCGGCACCTCGGGCTGGCTGCGCATGCCGAGCGGATTGATCGTTCAGTGGGGTGCGATGGGCAGCAGCGCCGACGTGCCCGGCACCGCGATCCTGTCGATCGCCGGGTCGTTCCCGATCACCTTCCCCAACAATCCGGCACAGGTGGTGGGCACCCTCTACGACAGCTCGGGCGGCGGGGCGACCGTCACGAGCGTGCTGGCCACACCGACAGGCGCGACCTTCGCCGTCGAGGAGTTCAAACCGAACGTCCAGAACCTGACCGTCCGCTACATCGCGATCGGCTGGTAGGAGGCAAGCGAGATGCTTTTCTCACCCTCGACACGAGGCTTCTACCTGCCCGAGATCCATGGCGACGCGATCCCGCAGGACGTCGTCGGCGTCTCCGCCGAGCAGCACGCTGCTCTGCTGGCGGCGCAGGCCGCGGGCCAGGTCATCGCCGTGAACCAGGCCGGCCAGGTGGTCGCGCAGGACGCGCCGCCGGTTCAGCCCGTCGCCATCCGCAAGATCCGCAGCCTCGCGTTCCGCGAGCGCCTGAGCGAGGCCCGCCGCAAGCAGATCACCGTGGCCGCAGTGGCCACCGCCGCCGGCGGCGACGCGACCATGCTGACCTGGCTGATGGACCAGGCCGCGAGCATCGAGACCGACCTCGACGATCCGCGCGTCGCCGGCGGCGCCGCGGCCATGCTCGCCGGCGCGGTCATCAACCAGGCCGAGCACGACGCGCTGCTCGCCGACGGCACCCCGCAGGAGCGCTGACCCGTGACGGATTTCACCAACCTCGCCGAGAACGGCATCATCGACTGGTTCCTCCGGGGCCAGGCCGCGCCGACCCTGCCGGGCTCCTGGCACATCGCGCTGTTCACCGGGGCGCCCGGCGAGGCCGGGGGCGGCACCGAGGTCTTGGCCGGCGGCTATGCCCGCCAGGCCGTCGCCCGCAGCCTGGCCGCCTGGTCCGGCACGCAGGCCGCTGCCAGCACCGTCGCCAGCACCGGCACCGGCGGGCGCAGCAGCAACAACGCCGCGATCACCTTCGGCGCCGCCTCGGCAGACTGGGGCACTGTCACGCACGTCGCCTGGATGGATGCCTCCACCGGCGGCAATGCCTGGATCGTCCGTGCGCTGACCACGCCACGCACGGTGCTGAACGGCGACCAGGTCGTGTTCAACCCCGACACCCTCGCCCTCACCATCGCCTGATCAGGAGAGCACCCACCATGCCTGTTGGAGCATTCGTCTGCGGGGTCTGGCTGGAGCCGGAGCCCGATGGCGCCACCGTCGTCAGCGACATCGACCGGGAGCTGGCGAAGGGCCAGCTGACCGTCCACCGCACACAGCCCTATGTCGCCGAGCTGACGAAGGAGATCCTCGCGCCGAACGGCGACGTGCAGCAGAAGGGGGGCGAGCTGACCAAGGCGGCTGCCCTCTACCTGGTGGATGCGCCGGCCGAGACGCTGATCGCGCTGGACGCCCTGAACGGGGTGCGCCGCTTGGCCGACGGCGACACCGTGGGCGACAGGAACAACCGCGCTTCAATCGAGAGCTGGCTGCTCGACCGCCGCGTGCCGCAGTCGATCGCGACGGCGACCACGATCCAGGAGCAGGCATCCCGGATCGCGATCGCCCTCAACCCGGGCTTCAAGACCTTCCCGGCCGGCTGGTTCGACTGACGGTCATCTGAGGCGGGCGAGACGTGCCGGTCTTCATCGACAACTTCGCCGGCGCGCTCAACGACCCGATCGAGGGCCGCTCCGGCTGGACGCGGAATGGCGGCATCGCCGGCGGTGCCGCCATCAACGCGTCCAACGCGGCGAAGGCTGTCGATACCGCCGGCACGGGCTACTTCGCGCCGGATACCGGCAGCCCCGACCACTACTGCTCCGCCAAGGTCCAGGCGGCCAACTTCAGCGCCATGGCGCTCTGCATCGGCATGCAGGACCGGAACAACATCGCCGCCTGCCTGCGCTTCGTGCCGGGCGTCGAGATCCGGTCGCGCACCAGCGGCACCTTCTCCGCGCCGGTCTCCTTCGGGACCATCCCGGGCGGGCATAATCCGGCCGATGTCTGGACCCTGCAGAGGGACAACGGCGTCGGGCAGCTGTTCCGGAACGGCGTCCAGTTCGGCACCGACTTCGACGCCAGCCTCTTCCCGACCGAGACGAAGGTCGGCTTCGTTGCCCGCACGGCAGTCTACGACCCCTTCCTGGACGACTGGCAAAGCGACGCGCTCACCGGCAGCGGCACCATCCATGACGGCGCGGCCGAGGCCGCCGCAGGCGCCACCGCCGAAGCTGGCGCCACGCTCCGCCAGGGCGTCTCGGCCTCGGCTGCCGGCGGTGCCACCGCGGAGGCCGCGCCGATCGTCCGGCATGGCGTCGCGGCTCCCGCTGCCGTCTCCGGCACCGCCGGCGCCACGGGGCGCCTGCGCATCGGTGCCGCCGCAGCCGCCAGCGCCTCCGCCACCGCCGAGGCATCGGCCAGCGTCGACGGCAGCGGGACCAGCCACCAGGCGGCAGCGGAGGCAGCCTGCGGCGTCACCGCAGCCGCCGCGGCGCGCCTGCGGCATGGTGCCTCGGCGTCCGCCCAGGCCGGCGTGGTCGGCTCGGCGGAGGCGGTCGTGCCGGGTGCGACCCCGACCGGCCCAGTGGTCGCGCGGGTCGCGGTCGTCCGGCTGATCGAGGCGACAGCCGCCGTGGTGCGGCTGATCCAGGTCCAGATCGCAATCGAGGGGAACCGCCTCATGGCGCAGAAGCAGTTGGTGGTGGGTGAGGCTGTGGAGCTGCGCCTCACCCTGATCACCCCAGCCGGCGTCCCGGTCACTGGCGCCAGCGGCGTCACTGTGAAGGCCAGGCCCCAGGCCGGCACCGTCCGGACCTACGCGGTGAGCCCTGGCGCGGCACCAGGCGAGTGGGTGGCGACGGTGCTACTGGACCTGCCCGGCCGCTGGTGGCTCTCCGGCGAGTGCTCAGGCCCGACGCCGGCCATCGCCGAGGTGCCCGTCGAGGTATTCCCGAGAGCCGTCTCGTGAGGTCCTGAGGGCGCTCTCAGCCCGGCACCGCCCCGGCCACGCATGGGGTCCAAAACCTTCTGGCAGCCGCTCTAAAATCGAGTGGCCGGCTACAGCGGTCGGGGAATTTTTCACCGGCTTCTCAAAGCAGGGCGAGAGAAATAATTCCTAACATGATCGATCGCGCTTGTCCAGCGGAAGCGCGGCACGGGACGGCGTCGGCCCCTCCATGCTATCATGGCCAGCCTGACGAGGAGCGACGCGTGAACGCCCTGCGCACGCCCATCGGCATGACCGTGGACGAGTTCCTGGCCTGGCAGCCGCCGGAGCATGCCGACCACCGCTGGCAGCTGATCGAGGGCGAGCCGGCCTGCATGGCCCCGGCCAGCGAGAACCACGGCGCGATCCAGGCCGAGGCGGCCTTCCTGCTGACCGCGCATCTGCGCGTGGCGCGCCCGGGCTGCCGGGTCATCGTGGCGCCTGGCATCGTCCCGCGGGTGCGCTCTGCGATCAATGCGCGCGTGCCCGATCTCGGCGTGACCTGCTCGCCGGCGCGCGGCGACCACATGATCGACGAGCCGGTGCTGCTGATGGAGATCCTGTCGCCCTCGAACGCGGCGATCACCCGCGCCAATGTCTGGACGTACGCCACGCTGCCGAGCGTCACCGAAATCCTGCTGGTCGCGAGCACGCGCATCGAGGCGGAGTTGCTGCGGCGCGATGCCGCCGGTGCCTGGCCCGAGGCGCCGGAGCTGATCGGCGGCGACGGCGACCTGCACCTCGCCAGCATCGGCTTCCGCACCCCGCTCCGCGCCCTCTACGCGACCACGAGCATCGGCCGGTAGCGGGCGGCCGCGGGAACGGATCGTGTCCCGCTTCGGCCCGAGCTTCACCGCCGCCAGCACGCGCGACCTTGTCCGGCGCGGCCTGCGCGGCGGGACCGTGACGGTCGTGCTGACCGGAGACCTCGTCGGCCTGGTCGGCGCCGATGGCGGCGACCTCGCGGTGCCGATCGAGCGCATCATCGGGCTGCGCGCCGGGCTGATCCACGGCAAGCCAGCGATCCGCCCGGCATTGCGGCTTGCCATCGCCGGCGAGAAGCCACTGCACCTGTTTCCGGTGCGGGATGCCGCGGATGCCGCGGCGGCGCGGCGCAGCTACCCCGATTTCGTGCGCGGCCTCGCGGCGCGGCTGGCGCAATCAGACAGGCTCGATGGCATCGAGATCGGGTCGGGCGCGGTCTGGGCCGTGCTGTCCGCTTGCCTGCTGGCGGTGCCAACGCTCGGCATGGCCGTGGTGTTCGCCACGACGCTCTTCGGCACCCTGCCGGAGGCGGAGAAATGGATCGCGCGCGCCGTCACCGGCACGGCGACGGTCGGGCTGCTGTGGCTCTGGGCGTGGTGGTGGCGCGGGCACTGGCCACGGCGCGTGCGCCGCCTCGAAGACCTCGACCGGATGCTCCGCGCGCCCTGACGCACGCGGGCTGCCACTGACGGCGCCGCGCGGCCCGTCAGGCGGCGCGGATAGCGTCCTGGGCCTTCAGCCCCGCCCCTTCAGCGCGACCCGGTCCACCTTCCCCGTCCCGGTCATCGGCAGCTCGTCCAGCACCTCCACGAGGCGCGGATACTTGTAGGGCAGCAGCGCCTGCTTCGCGTGGTCCTGCAGCGCCTTCGCCAGCGCGGCCGCGTCCGCGCCCGGATCGCGCGGCACGACCCAGGCCTTCAGCGTCATGCGGCGGTCGGGCAGTTCGAGCGCCAGCACCGCCACCTCCTTCACGGCGGGATGGTTGGCGAGGCAGAGCTCGACCTCCATCGGGTGCACCCACTGTCCGCTGACCTTCACCAGGTCGTCGGCTCGACCGCGGAAGAAGTGGAAGCCCTCCGCGTCGCGCACGAAGCGGTCGCCGGTGTAGATCCAGCCATCCTCACGCATCGTCTCGGCAGTCTTGTCGGGGCGGTCCCAATAGCCGGGCGCGTTGGAATGGCCGCGCACCCAGAGGATGCCCTCCTCGTCGTCGGCCACCTCGCGCAGGCCGTCGGGGTCGCGCAGGCTGACCTCGTAGCCGGGCACGCGCAGCCCCGCGGCACCCGGCTTGCGGCGGTCCGGCGTGTTGGAGAGGTAGATGTGCAGCACCTCCGTGCTGCCGAGCCCCTCGACGATGTCGAGGCGGGTGCGCGCCTTCCACAAGGCAGCGACGTCTTCCGAGAGCACCTCCGCGGCGGAGATGCAGAGCCGCAGGCTGGCGGTGTCGGCGGTCGTCGCCTCCGGCGCATGGGCCAGCGCGGTGTAGAGCGTCGGCAGGCCGAAGAAGACGGTGGGGCGGTGCCGGGCGATGGCCTCGAACACCCGCGCCGCATCGGGCCGCCCGGCGAGCAGCACGGAGGAGGCGCCGGCGGCGAAGGGGAAGGTCAGCGTATTGCCCAGGCCGTAGGCGAAGAAGATCTTCGGCACCGAGAAGCAGATGTCGTCCGGCGCCAGCTTCAGGATGTGGTCGGCGTAGCTGCGCACCGTGTAGGCCATGTCGTGCTGCAGATGCACGATGCCCTTGGGGCGGCCGGTCGAGCCGGAACTGTAGAGCCAGAACGCCATGTCGTCGCGCTGCGTGTCGGCGGCGGGCAGGTGGTCGGGATGGCCGGCGCAGAAGGCAGGGAGGGGGATGCTTCCTGCGTCGGTCAAGGGCGAGGGTTGGGGCGCGGGGGAGGGGGCGACGACGACGGTCTCCAGCGCCGTGCCCTGCGCCACCGCCGGCGACGTCAGCGCGTCGGCCACCGACGCCTCGACCACCGCCACCCGCGCGGCGCTGTGCTCGAGGTAGAAGCGCAGCAGGTCCGGCGGCGCCAGGGTGTTCACTGCCACCGGCACGAAGCCCGCGCGCAGCGCGCCGAAGAAGGCGATCGGCATGGCCGGCGTGTCGTCCAGCACCAGCAGCACGCGCGCGCCGCGCGCCAATCCCGCGGCGACCAGCCCATGCCCGAAGCGCGACGCCGCGGCGCAGAGCTCCGCATAGGTCAGCGTCCCACCGGCATGGTGGATCGCCGGCCGCGCCGCGTTGCCGCGCGCGAGGTTGTCGAACAGCACGGACGCCGCGTTGAACCGCTCCGGGACACCGAAGGAAATCTCGCGCGCGCCGGGGGCGTCGTCGGGGCAGGTGTCGCGCGGCGTCGTCATGCCAGGTCGGGGCGCTCGGCACGCACACGCGCGACGAAATGCGGCGAGACCTTCGCCAGCCGGTCGAGGTTCACCCGGCCCGAGCGCTGGATGTAGGACAGCGCGAAGTCGATCGGCGCCGCCGCCATGTGCTCGGGGAAATCCTCGTACCACGCGGCGGAGGCATCGGCTGCGGCCGTCAGCATGTCCACCACCGGCCGCCGCGCCGCCTCGAAGGCCGCGAGCGCCGTCGGCACGTCGTCCCAATGCGCGTCCAGCGCGCGGGCCAGCGCGATGGAATCCTCGAGTGCCAGCCGCGTGCCGGAGCCGATCGAGAAATGCGCGGTGCGCAGCGCGTCGCCGATCAGCACCATATGTCCAGCGCGCCCAGGCGCGACGTTCCCGACCCACCACCGCTCGTTGCGCAGGATCGGGAAGCGCCGCCAGATCGAGCGGTTGGACAGCAGCCCGTGGCCGCCGAGTTCCGGGGCGAAGGTCTCCGCCAGCAGGGCCCGCGCGCGGTTCGGGTCCATCGTGGCGAAGCCGGCGCGCTCGAAGGTCGCCGCGTCGCATTCGATGATGAAGGTGCTCATGCCCCGCGCGTAGCGGTAGTGGTGCGCGTTGAAGGTGCCGAGCGCGGTGCGGCGGAAGGTCTGCGTCAGCGTGTCGAAGCGCTGCGTCGTGCCGAACCAGGCGAAGCGGTTGTTCAGCTCGAGGATGCTGGTGCCGAAGTCGTGCGTGGCGCGCAGCGCGGAATTCACGCCATCCGCCGCGACGATCAGGTCGTAGCCGCCCAGCGCGGCGGGGTCGGCGGCGGTGCCGAAGGCCGGCTCGACGCCGACCGCGCGGCAGCGGGCCGTAAGCAACCGCAACAGTTCCAACCGTGCGATGGCGGCGAAGCCGATGCCGTCGATCACCACCTGGCCGTCGGGGTGGTTCAGCGCGATGGACTGCCAGGATTCCAGCTTCGCGGCGAGCGCGGCGTGCAGGTCGGGGTCGTCGGCCTTGAGGAAGTCCAGGGCGCGGTCGGAGAACACGACGCCGAAGCCGAAGGTCGCGCCCTCGGCGTTGTGCTCGAACAGCGAGATCGCCGCCTCCGGCCGGCGCGCGCGCAGCAGGGCCGCGAGGTGCAGGCCGGCCGGCCCGGCGCCGGCGATGGCGATTCGCATGGGTTAGATCCGATCCCCTCCCGGCACGATCCTAGCGCTTCCGTGCCGACCATGGCGACACCGCCCGCGCCGGGCTAAA